GCCGACGACCCTGCCATTGTTGGGCTTTGTGCTGAAGAAACAGCTAAGTTAGTTGCATTACAGAAGTGGGTCAAACTTAACATGGAGCGTTCTAAATGATTACTCGCAAAAACTTACTCGCCATCACAACACCAGCGATGGCAGACAAATGGCTAGACGCATTAAACGCAACAGCCGAACAATTCGACATAAATACCCCAGACCGTATCGCTGGGTTTCTATCTCAAATTGCTCACGAATCAGCTGGGTTCACAGCGACATCCGAAAACCTGAACTATTCAGCCGAGGCGCTTTGCCGAGTTTGGCCTTCACGCTTTAACGCTGAGAACTGCCAAGAGTACGCTCGTAACCCTGAGAAGATTGCGAATAAAGCGTATAGCTCAAGAATGGGCAACGGTCCTGAGGAGAGCGGCGATGGATGGAAGTACCGCGGAAAAGGTTTGATTCAGTTGACCGGCAAAGATAACTACCAGCGATTCTCGGACGCTACTGGGGTCGATGCTGTTGAAAACCCAGAACTCTTAGCTGAACCTGAAATGGCTGCCTTGAGTGCTGGGTGGTTCTGGTCGACAAATGGCTTGAACGCCCTAGCCGACTCCAAGGACGTGGTCGGCATGACCAAGCGAATCAATGGCGGGACGCACGGGCTTGACGACCGTCAAGCAAAGTACGCCGCCGTCCTTAGCTCAATGTTAGCGTAACTCTGCTAATGGTTTCCAGCCGAACTTGCGCCATGTCTTTTGGACATCGGTTGCGGCGGCTGGGACGTAGACGAAATTAGGATCGTCTGTCAGAGGGCATGGCAGCTTCTTCATGCAGCGGTCATTTGTGTCACACAGAATGATGTGTTCGCAAACGCATATTTCATTTTGATTCGTGGTGTACATAGCGTATTTTCCCTGAAATGGCGATTAGTTCCGGTTGATGTTTCTTAGCTTTCTCTGCTGCCAGCTTTAAGGCTGGTGGAAGTTTGTAAGGTTTTGGTTCTTCTTTCATTTGCGCTCCTCTATGTTGTAAAACCAATCGTCACCCGCGCTCCATTTGCGTGTGCCGTCTACTGTCCAAAGATGCTTTGCTGCTTGGAAGTCTGGAAACTTCGTCTTGCTAGGTATCAGGCTCTGGTCGTACCATAGGCACCGATTGTTAGGTTGGCAGGCAAACTGACCGTTATCTAATTTGATAAAGTTAAACGATTTATGTTCTTCTGCCTGTTCGGTAAAACCCGTATCTAAGTCTTGGCCATCCGCGCAGAAGTCAACGGTAAACAGGTACTGGCCAAACTGCCACGTCTTGTCCTTGCTCAAAAACTTCACGCCAAGGTTACGCAATCCAATCTTTTCAATGACCGTAAATTTGTACCCCATGCAGTCCCACAGTTGCAGCGTGTCGATGGGTAGCAGTCCTGGGTTGTCTATGTGCCAGACATAGGCGTGTATGGGTAGCTTGTCGTACAGCGCACCGTAGTTGGGTAAGAGCGACTCTATGCGGAACACTTGACCTCTGAGCGCCTTAATGCTCACCCAGATAGCGGGTTCGTACTCGCCGTGTCCCTTGGTAAAGTTGTACAAGAACTCACGTCGCACGAAGCATTTCAGGGGTGGCAATGATGAAACTATGTAGCTCATGTGTTGCGCTCCTTGAGCAAAACAGACCAAATATATCCACCAACAATTTTTGATGCAAATTGCGCCAATACAATCTCAGGCATAAGCACACCAAATGCAATGGTTGGAAATGCAACGGAATCAACCGCCGCACCCGCTACGTTAGACACGTTAGAGCGTTTAAACCAAGTGCCTTTTGCTTTTGCAAATACTGCCCAATCAACGAGGGCCGCCAAGGTAAACGCTAAAGATGATGCAATTGCAATTTGTGCTGCCGCTGGATTTAGTAAATATGTTATTGCGCCAGATGCTGTAATAAGCAATGCCATTTGCCATGCTTTCAATCTGATATGCAGCCAATCTCTAAGCACTAGCGTTAGCCCAATTAAGAAAAAAGAATTAACTGGTGACATCCATACGCCAAACTTTACAATTAATAAGTTTGCTGCCGTCATTGCAAAGGCATAAGCCAATATTGCTAAGATCATAATAAAGTTCCTTGTGTGTTTTCTGATACGTTAAAAGACCAAACGGAAGGGGAGTTATGCGCTTCTATTCTTGATCGCATAACCATTGCTCTTGCTTCTTTTGTTGGCGGCATAAAATTACCTTTCCAACTTTTGTCTATACCTACATTTCTACCTATGTTTGTACTATCTGCCGAGGCAAATGGAAATTTTGTAAAAACAGCAGGATTTAACATGCGCAGCCCATGTATTTTTGTTAAAGGTCTGCCTTGTTTGTCGCAGATAGATCGCATTGCGCCAGACATACGCACCCACCACTCAGTTGTACCTATACTTGCATACTGTCCAGAGCTGCCAAAACAGACTCTTGGGTAGTCTGCTGCTAGACGTTGCAAACGATCATAGGATTCGTGCAAATGCCATACGGGTGCGCCAAACCATTTAGGAAAAGGAAATTCAGCAAGCAAAAAATCATTATCTTCTTCTGTCCCGTCAATTACGTCTGGAATAACAGCAAAATCACATGATGGTATGCGTTGGCAATCTTCTGCCCAATTATAAAATTCAGACCAATCAGTAATTGGGTTGCCAGAACGCCACGCGCTAAAAGCACCGTTGTCTACCGCAAATGATTGACATACCTCAACAGCAACATTTAATTGTTGCGGATGAGCAAAGCTGACAAAGGCATGGCCAGCCTCAACAGCTTTAACGGCAACGGTAGCAGGGGTTATGGGCAAACCATGATAATGAATCAAGTGTTGCGCTCCTTTAGTTTGGCTTCGATGGCACGAATTGCGGCATCAACTGATTGACCAGACTTAACGCATTTAATCGCCGCTTCATGCACTTCATCATCCGTCAGCGATACCCATTCACGCTTGGGTAGTGCGGTGTAGAGTGGTTGACCGACACCCGTATTACATTCCCACCAAACACGCCTTGCTCTGCCTTCAACAAACTGCCCTTCTACAAAATCAACATCACTAACCCACGCCACAGGCTCTTGCTCAGGCATACACCTACAATCACACACCACCCGTCCTATACCCCCGCAATATTTGCAAAGTTTCTCTTGCTTCTCTGCTTGCTCAACACTCAACCCACCAGACCGATACGCCATGTCGGATGTGTCCCATTCAATTTCCTGCCCGATGTCGCTGATCTCTTGCAGGGTGGCTTCTTTCTCAGCCTCAGCTATGGCTTGGCGTAGTGTGGCGATGGCGTTTTCACGCAAGTGCAGGGTTGCTGTGCCAGTTGGCATCAGTTCTTCCAACGCATCCAGCGCTTGCTTCATTGCTTCGATGCTCATGTGTTGCGCTCCTTTAACAAAGCAGACCAAATAAAACCACCTACAATTTTTGATGCAAATTGCGCCAATACAATTTCTGGCATAAGAACCCCAAAAGCAATTGTAGGAAATGCAACCGAATCAACAGCCGCCCCCGCTACGTTTGACACATTGGAACGCTTAAACCACGTTCCAGGTGTTTTGACAAATACTGCCCAATCAACAAGTGCCGCAAATGTAAAAGCCAAAGATGACGCAATTGCAATTTGTGCTGCCGCAGGGTTTAACAAATAAGTAATGCCACCTGATGCCGTTATTAACAAAGCCATTTGCCACGCTTTTAATCTAACGTGCAACCAATCTCGTAAAACTAAAGTTAATCCAATTAAGAAAAAAGAATTGATTGGTGACATCCATACACCAAACTTAACAATCAACAAGTTAGCCGCTGTTATGGCAAAGGCATAAGCAATTATTGCTATCAACATAATAATATTCCTTGATTGTTTTCTGGCACGTTAAACGACCATGTTGTGGGCGAGTTATGAGCTTCAATTCTTGATCTCATAACCATTGCCCTAGCCTCTTTAGTGGGTGGCATTTTGTTGCCTTTCAAACTTTTATCTATGCCAACATTTCTTCCAATGTTTGTAGAATCTGCACTTGCAAATGGAAATTTTGTAAAAACGGCAGGGTTTAACATACGTAGTCCATGTATTTTTGTTAATGGTCTGCCCTCTTTGTCGCAAATAGACCGCATTGCACCAGACATACGAACCCACCATTCTGTTGTACCAATGTTTGCATATTGTCCAGAACTGCCAAAACAAACTCTTGGATAATCTGCTGCTAACTTTTGCAATCGGTTATACGATTCATGCAAATGCCATACAGGTGCGCCAAACCATACGGGCAAAGGAAATTCAGCAAGCAAAGCATCGTTATCTGCTTCTGTACCATCAATTACGTCTGGAATAACAGCAAAATCGCAAGAGGGTATTAACTTGCAATTAGTAGCCCAATCGTAAAAGCCCGACCAATCAGTAATTGGGTTGCCAGAACGCCATGCGCTAAAAGCACCGTTATCTATTGCAAAAGACTGACATACTTCAGCAGCTATCCCTAATTGATCTGGATGTGCAAAGCTAACAAATGCGTGTCCTGCTTCAACGGCTTTAATTGCCGCAGTCGCAGGTGTTATTGGCAACCCGTGATAATGGATCATGCCTTGTTCTCCTTATCATGCTGCCGTGTCTTTGCATTGAGCTCACACTGTGCGCAGCGCCACCTGCGTGTAGTCTTGTGGTCGATTACCTTGCTGCCCTCAGTAACTAGCCTATGCGTCTGACAGGCTGTGCAAAATTTACGTTCCATATCTCGCCTCAATTACAAACTGTTTGTCCATTGCCTGTGTACTGGCACAGACGCAGGGTGTTCTCTGCGCCTTGTGTGTTCACAAGGCTTTGCCCATTGCCAATGTCTTGCACGCTACCGTAGCGCCCAGTCTGCGGGTCATTGAATAACTTGAGCCCGTCTATTGGAGTCTGCGTCACGGTGGCTGGCACAAGCGAGGGCCACGACTGCTCACGCTGCTGTGGTGTGGGTGACAGCACACTCGTGCCGCCCTCCCACAAAGACATTGGTTGCTGTGCGTGCGCTACCGAACAGAACGCCATCAGGATTAGTGCTTTACGCATACGACCTCCTTGGTGGTGTCATAGCCATGCGTCTTGTACATATCGTGCTTGGCTTTGATGTCAGGCTGCTCAGAGGCACGGACATAATTGTGCTCCTCAACCCAGCGCTTCTCAATATTGGTCTGATTAGCGGGTGTGTATTTTTGGTTGCTCATGCCTGCTCTCCCATCAGTTTAGCTTTGCGTGCGCTATGAAATTGAATATGCAATACCTTGTCCTCGGTATTCAGCTTGGCGAACATAGGCTCATTGGCTACACGCAATTGACCTAGTTTTTCCATGCGAGTCTCAGGCTTGAGCTTGGCTGAGTTAGTCACTTTATCGCACAGCTCCTCATACGCACGCTCCCACGCCTGCTGATCTGGACACACGAACGGCTCCTTGCCTGGCACAAACAGCGCCCAGAAATTGTTGGCATCATAATCTGGCTCGACCACCTCCTCAATCTCAACCACCTCAAACACCTGAATGTCCTCTGCATCCTCGGCTGCTGCCATCTGGGCTGCGGCATTGGCTTGTGCCTCTGCAATTACGTCTACCTCTGGCTCCACCACGGGTGCGGCGATGGCATCCAATGGGTTTGCAGGCTTCGCAGGTGTGATGTCACGAGGCGCTTGCTCCGTGGGGTAGTCCTGTGCCTCTTCTGCTGTAATCAAACCCTTGAGCACGTCAGCAAAGGCATCCCGCAGGGCAAAGCCACGAGCACGCATCGCCATCATGCGCTTGGGGTACTGTGTCCACGGGCCTTGCTTGCCCCAGAGTCCAGCACGCTTGGCATCCTCGACACTAAAGCGTACCGTCACAGGCGTGCGACCACGGCGCTTGGCAATGCAGACTGCGATTGGGTTGGCTGTGCCTTCGCCCTCAAAGAACTCCTGTACATCCTCGCACACGCTACTGGCCTGCACAAGCGCCATCGCTGCGTCACCGTACACACTAGGCTTGCCGTTAATCACGGCAATATTTTGTAGCGCCTGCATGGGTGCGAGACCGAGCTCTAAGCCCCATTGCACACACACTAAGATGTCTTGGGGTTTACCCTGATACTGACGGGGAACCATGCTACTGGCAGCGAGTGTCTCTGAAAACTGCATGGCTTCTGCCATTGTCTGTGGCGCAAAGCCACTGCGGGTTACGATATTAGACATTAGATTTCCTTGATAGTAAGTGTTGACTGACGTGATACGGATGCGGGTTTAGCTGCTGTGATGCGTTCTGGCTGGGCTTTGTAGTGGCGCATAGGCCAGCGGATTTTGTAGAGCCCTGTCACGCCTGTGGTAGCCTCTTGCATAAATGACTTGATCTTGGCTTCACGGTCAGAGATCAGGTCAATGGCTGCCTTCATGTCCTCTTTGGCTTCCAAGATTTCCTGCGCCCACATATCCACACGGTCATCTAGTGTGACGGGCTCATCATCCTTGCCCACTGCCCACACACGGTCAGCGTCTTTGCTGTCTTGTGGTGGGTAGTAGTCAATCGCACCCGTTGCCTGGTACGCATCCAGTTTCAATTGGAACAGCTCGACCTCTGCACGGATGCGCTCTTGTGTTGCCTCATGTACCTCGAACAGAAACACACGCAACTTAGTGCCACGGTATAGCGTGCAGACTGCGCCCCACTTTGCACCGAGAATTGCCATTTGCCCTTGCAACTGGATCGGGCCACGCCACAACGGGGGCGAGTCCTCGACATCTTGTCCCGTCAGCTTGGCTTCGAGCACGCCTATGCCTTCGAGCACAATGCTGTCCTTGCCCACCACGAATATGCCACGGTCGGGGTCGGTCTCGACCACTAACCCATGCCCATCGGCTGTACCGTCTAGACTGCAACAAAGAGGCCACTCAGCGTGAAATGACGCTTCAGTGTGGCTCAGGTTATAGGTGACCAGTCCCAAGCGCTCACACGCCTGCTGCAATATCTGATTCTCAAAGCGATTGCCCCAGTCTGCGGCCTCAATCTCTTTGTGCTCAGGCTCATTACCCTTGAGCGCCTCAATACTAAGGGTCAGCTCGTCATTGGGTGACGAGTATTTAGAGATGCCAAGCAAGCCTGGCAGACGTGATGCCGACATCATGGTGTTCGGCGTT